TGAGCAGAAGTTCGAGGACACTGCAACTCTCGCGAACACGAGGGTCACCTCTGATGGGTATCTCGTCGGTGAGGTCCGGTGCGCCCGCACCGGGTGCCAGAACTACACCGCAAGGGACGTTGGCATTGGCGACGGCGACGACACCGTCGTTGTGTACCGCCCAGAGGAGGCAGTCTTCGCGCGCGACAGTCTCGCCACGTACACCGGCAAGCCCGTCACGCGCGGCCATCCCCCCGCACTCGTTGACTCGAAGAACTGGAGGCAGTATGCTGTCGGGGACGTTGGGGAGGACATTGCGCGTGACGGTGAGTTTGTCCGGGTTTCCATCAAGCTGATGGACCAGGAGACCATTGACGCAGTCCAGCGCGGCGAGCGAGAGATCTCGATGGGGTACACGACTCCCATCGAGGCCCGTGACGGCACAGCTCCGGATGGTACGAAGTATCAGGCGGTCCAGACTGGGCCGATCAAGATAAACCACCTTGCGATCGTGCCGCGCGCGCGAGGTGGCAGTGAACTCCGCATCGGTGATGGTGCAGAGAAGTGGGGCACCGCCCCGAGACCCCTCGATGCAGTAGCGAAAGGAGACAAGATGTCTGATCAACTGCGCAACATCGTGGTGGATGGGCTCACGGTCAGCACGACCGACCAGGGTGCCCAGGCCATCGAAAAGCTGCAGAAGCAGCTCTCGGACGCCGAGAAGAACATGGAGAAGGAGAAGGAGACCAAGGACGGTCAGATCGCTGCTCTCACCAAGTCGGTCGAGACCAAGGACGGCGAGCTCGCTGCAGTCAAGAAGCAGCTCTCCGACGCGACTTCGCCTCAGGCCATGGCCGATGCAGTTCGCGCTCGCTCCGAGGTTCTGGACGCTGGCAAGCGCGCCGGCATCGAGAACATGGACACCCTGTCGGACGCCGACATCCGCCGGGCAATCGTCAAGAAGCAGCTTGGTGACGTCGCGACCAACATGTCCGATGACGCCATCTCCGGCGCATACACCTATGCCGCGAAGACGCTGGGTGACGGCCAGCATCTGGCATCGGGAACCACGCCACCCACCAGCGCCGTCTCGGACGCTGACAAGGCGTACAACGAGTCCACGGCGCACATGCGCGATGCGTGGAAGAGCCATGTGAAGGAGGCAAGCTGATGCCCACAGTTCAGAGCACCTACAGCGACAACATGGCCGTGGGCTTCCACGGCATGATCGCTGACACTTCGCCGAGCGAGCTTGTCGGCCGCACGGCGGAGGCCGAGCTTGAGTTTGGTTATCCTGTCATCCAGGGCACCGAGGACAACGAGTGCGCGGCGCTCGCCGCGTCGACCGACGTTGTCACGGGCATCACTGTCCGCACTGCCGACCAGGAGTCGAACAACATCTCGCAGTATGATGCTGCTCTTCTGATGCGTCGCGGCTCCATGTGGGTCACGGTGGGTCAGGCGGGTGGTGTCGACGCTGGCGACGATGTCTGGCTTGTCGTCTCCGACGGCTCCTTCGCCAATGCCGACGTCGGCTCCGACGGCGGTGTCAAGATCAACAATGCCCGCTGGGAGACCACGGGTGCCGACGCTGCGCTTGCCCGGATCTGGTTTGATCTGGCTGGCGGTGTCACGGCTGGCGCGTCCTAAGGAGGGACAGAGAGATGAATGCACCAAACCACATGAGCTTCCAGGACGCTCTCACGGCGAACCTGAGCTTCGCTGTCCAGCAGACAGCACACATCGAGGCCGGTGTCTACCGCCAGCGGTATCCCGACCTTGACTACGCGTCCATGATTCCGGTGGACACGTCGGCGAACGAGTGGACCAAGACGGTCACCTACTTCTCGATGGACTCGGCCGGCCAGGCCCGCTGGATGAGCGGGAACGGAAAGGACGTCCCCACTGTCGGCGTCGGCATGGACAAGCACGAGAGCTCGGTCTACACGGCCGGCATCGGCTACTCCTACGGCTTCGAGGAGATCAACCATGCCCGTCTGACCGGCATCCCGCTCGACAGCGAGATGGCGTCGGCGGCGCGCCGGGCCTCAGAGCAGCTGATCTACAGCACCGCGCTCACGGGCGACACCGAGAAGAACATGGAGGGTCTGTTCGACTACTCCGGGGTTCCTCTGGAGGCCATCCTTGCCGATGGCACGGGTTCGTCCAAGGCGTGGGCCGACAAGACACCCGACCAGATCATCCGGGACGTCAACCAGATGCTCACCGGTCTTCACTCGGCGACGAACACGGTTGCGATGGCGGACACGCTCATCCTGCCCATCGAGCGGTTCCAGTACATCGCCTCGACGCGCCTCGGTGACACCAACATGACGATTCTGGAGTTCATTCGCCAGAACAACGTCTACACCGCGACGACCGGTGCGTCGCTCACCATTCGTGGTGTGCGCGGCATGCTCACGATCGGCGGCTCCTCGGATGCGCGCATGATCGCCTATCGCCGGTCGCCCGAGGTACTGAAGATGCACGTCCCGATGCCGCACCGCTTCCTGCCCGTGCAGATCGATGGCCTGCAGTTCACAGTTCCGGGCGTCTTCCGCCTTGGTGGGCTCGACGTTCGCCTGCCCAAGGAGATCCGGTACGGGGACGGAATCTGATGCCCTCCCTGCGCAACGTGGCCAGCCACGTGCTGTCCGTCGGGGGCATCACGCTCTCGCCCGGCAGCTCCACCAACGTCACCGAGACCTGGCTTCAGCATCTCGGCAAGGGGGACCAGCAGACGCTGACTCGCATGATCGCTGAGGGTGCAGTCGAGTCCTCCGTGAACCTGTCCCCTGCAGTGGAGGAGCCAGCTGCAGAACCACTGACTGAGCGGGAGACCGTAATCCAGGGTGTCATCCGTGGCCTGGACGTGGACGTGAACGACAACTGGACCTCTGACGGACGCCCACAGGTCGACGCGATCAATGCCATGCTACCGAAGGCATGGAAGAGTGTGACTGCGTCTGAGCGTGACCAGGTGTTCGGCGCGATGCAGGGCAGCTGACGATGTACGGGAACTCCGCGGACTGTCTGTTCTACTGGTCGTCAAGAGGCTATAGTGGAGAGCCAACCGAAAAGTTACTACGGAAAGCATCTGTCTTTGTTGATGGTCTCGGGTGGCGTCTGGGTGCTGGTCATGTGCCAATTCCGCTCTACCCTGGAACTCCAGTGGAAGACACACAGGATCGTGAGTGGCCTCGGAAGGGGGCCGTAGACGTATACGGTCGCGTCATATCTCCAGCGTCTGTTCCAGGAGCTGTGGAGCGAGCCACATACGAGGCGGCGTACTACGAGTACCAGGCTGAGGGCGCACTCAATGAGGCAGTCCGTGGAGACCGAAAGGTAGTCCAGGAGAAGTTTGGTGATGTCTCCTTCACCTATGCCACCAACAACATGCGTCTGACTACGCCTGGGATTGTTCAGGCGACACCGGTCATACCGGCGGTCATGACGATTCTCGCACCTGTCCTCTCGGGTGGGAGGAACAGCTACGGCATCACTGGGGTTGTGGCGTGAGCATACGGGACCAGATCCGTGATGGTCTCCGCCGGGGGGCTGTGCGAACAGCAGGATCTGTCCTCCGTGCCACCATCACCCGCACCACTGGTGCGGACGAGTCAACCTACCCACCGACGCCAGGGACGGAGAGGGAGTACACTGCAGAGGTACTCTTCTCCAACTACAGCGCGTCAGACCGGAGCGGAACAGAGATCACAGCGAGGGACACGCGTCTGCTGGTCTCCGCACCAATGACGACACCGGACGGAGAAACAGCAGAGCCCTCCAACGGGGACACGATCACGGTCGGCGGGCGGAAGTACCACGCAGTGAGTGTCGACTCGATACAGCCAGGAGGCCTGGCACTGATGTGGGAGATCCAGGCAAGGTCTGCAGATGGCTAGAGACACTCGGTCTGCCTTCCTCCGGGAGCTGGAGCAGGTTGAGCCGAGGATGGCTCGGGAGTTCGAGCGGGCGATACGGGATGTTCGCGACACTGCCCAGATGCGCCAGATTCGAGCGGCCATTCGCGAGGGCCTGCGCACTGGAGACGTCGCCACCGCTGCACAGGAGGTGCTTGCCTCACTCTCTGATGAGCCGGGGTTCTATGCTGGTGTCGACGCGGTAGTCGGTGCAGCGTTTGCAGCGGGTGCAAACTACCTCGCATCTACAGCGCCGCCCGCGCGTCGACTCAGGGTGAGGTTCAACGGGCGCCACCCTGACGCAGAGCAGTGGGTCAGGCAGAACTCCGCTGAGCTCATCGAGGAGATAAGGAACGGGAACACAGCGTCCGTGCGCGCTGTCATCGATGACGGGGTGAGTAACTCACGCAGCCAGCGAGAGGTCGCCAGAACACTCATGGGTGTCCTGGGGCTCAGACAAGACCAGACACAGGCTGTTCTTCGCGCGAGGGAGGAGATAGAGAACATGGACTCCTCCGTCCTGCAACGAGAGCGCCTTCACGGTAACGACAGGAGAAGCCTGAGGGCAGCAATGCGCAGAGGCGAGAAGGTCCCACGAGAGCGAGTTGAGCAGATCGTACAGAGATACAGCGATCGACTCCTCCGGCTCCGCGCGCAGACGGTGGCGCGCACCGAGATGAACGCTGCCCTGAACGCGGGGCGTCACCAGATGATCGCCCAGCTGGTTGAGAGCGGGGAAGTTCGTCGCGAGAGTATCACGCGCATATGGGACGCAGTGGACGGACCGAGAACTCGCGCGAGTCATGCAGCACTCAACGGACAACAGAGACCATGGGGTGTGCCGTACTCCTCCCCGGTCACTGGTGTCTCTCTTGCGCATCCTCACGACCCGAACGCACCGGGGTACGAGGTAGTGAACTGCCGATGTACTGAGAGAATACGGATTGACTGGAGAACGGCTGCATGACCTATGATCCTCTCGTCTTTGCGGCTCACATAGAGAGCTGGTCGGAAGAGCAGATAGAGAATACTGACAAGATTGTGGCTGGCTCGGCGAATGACGTCTATGAGCTTGCCACTCGTCGTCAGCCCAGTGTCAAGCAGACCGGAGGTTCCTATCGAGAGGGCTTTGTCGCTGTAGACACTGGCGAACTCATCGGGTCGCAGTTGCTTGTGCTGAATGGGTCCGTCATTGGGCGGGGACCGGTCGCGTATGAGGGCATTCTCGCCCAGATGAGAGCAGGGGATATCTCCGATCTCATCTTCACTGCTCCGCATGCCCGTCACCATGAGTATGGGGTGACTGGAAAGTTTGGGGGACGCTTCTATGTGCGGAATGCTGTGCAGCAGTGGGACAGGATTGTGGAGGCCAACGCTGACCTCTACAGTGGCAGCTGATGTCTCTGACTGACGGACACCAGGCGATCATCTCTCGGATAGTCACTGAGGCGTCCGGAGTCAGTGTTGCGCTTCCGAACGGACCAGGGAAGAGTCTGCCTCGGTACGTTGTTCAGGAGGCCGGTGGATCGCAGAGAACCACCACACTCGAGGGACTCACTGATGCGGTTCCTGAGGTTCTCGTGAGTGTTGAGACTGAGGCGGGGAAGTACGCAACCCAGAATAACCAGCTCGTCAAGCAGCTGGTTCAGATGTTTCCTCCGGGGCTTGTCTTCGGGGACATGAAGGTCAGGGTGGCACCTGACGCTCGCCCACCACTCCCTGTCTCCGACGGGGTGTACGCAGTGCCCGTCATTGTGCGGGCAGAGTTCAGCTTCTAGAGAAGGAAGAGATATGGCACTTGGTTTCGGACAGAACGACATCGGCAAGACGATGTATCTTGCGATGGAACACCCAGCAACGAACGATGCTGCTGGCTTTGAGGCACTGGCCTGGGTCAAGGTCAACGGTATCCAGTCCATTGGTGAGCGCGGCATTGCTCACGAGGGCATTGACGTCCCTGACCTGCAGACGGGGTTCACTTCGCAGGTGAAGGGGGGAGGTGCCGGCATGGACACCACACTTGTGTTCCGGAAGGTGGACGCTGACACTGGTCAGATGAACATGAAGACGATGGCCGAGGGTGACGACGGCAATGTTTCCATCAAGTTGGTGGAGGGGTCTGACGCCAACCAGGAACCTGTGGCCGGAGATCCCGTCGAGTATGCCTGGGGGATTGCACACAGCTACCGCCCGCGCGAGGCCTCCATCTCGTCCTACAAGGGATTCTCCGTGATCTTTCGCAACAATGCCCT